CTATGACGCTTGAAGCTGTGCTGCAACAGCGTTAATGGGTACGCTTACAACGTCTACGACACCGCAGAGTGGGCCTGCTACCCCCTATCGACGACAGACTGGTCGCCGAATTGGCGCAGCAGTTCCCTGATCAGGCGCCATCGCTTGATTTGAGCGAAAAAGAAGTCTGGTTTCGCGCTGGACAGGTGTCTGTTGTGCGCTGGCTGGAGCGTTTGGCAGCAGATCAGCGGCAAACCTTGTTCTCAGGGGAGGTGGCCTGATGTGCTCCGGTGGAGGCGGCAGTGCGGCAACGATCACCATGCCGGACTACAGCGCCTACAACAACCAATTTCAGCTGCAGAAGTCTGCGATTGAGCAGACGATGAACAACGGCACGCAAATGCTGCAGCAACAGCTGACAGCTTCCCTGCGTGACAAGGAAGCGGCTTACGGACGGCTCACCGATCAAGCCAAACTGCAGGCCGAGAACACCAATGCGCAAGCGATGAGGCTTGCAACGCTCATTGGTGCGCCGCCACCAGAGAAAAGTGCTGAAGCGCCACGGGTTGGCGCAACCGCGCGTGGCATTAAGAGCAGCAAGGGCAAAGGCGCTTTGCGCATTGAGCGCAGTACGGCAACAAGCACCGGCCAAGGCGCTGGCCTCAACATCACCTAAGGAGCGAAGTCATGTGTTTCGGCGGTTCACAGCCCCAGGCCCCGCAAATCGTCTACCAGGGCCCTAGCCAGGCGGACATTGCAGCCAATCAGGCGGCATTGGATCTGTATCGCTCGCAAATGAGCGCCCAGCAGGACACCTTTGCTACGCAATTACAGCAGCAGATTGACGCTGCAAACTCTGAAACATCAGCTTTGCAGCAGCGCTACGAGAACGAGGCCGTCTCTGCTGCTGCCAGTTCAGCAGCGCAGCAAACCAGCGCGTATGCAGTCTCGGCAACGCAAAGCGAGACGCCGGTTAGCGCTCAAACCACCGCTGCAACAACCAAAAAAAAGAAGCCTGAATCAAATCTCAGAATTAACTTTGCCGGCGTGCCCAGCTCGGCTGGAACCGGCTTAAACATGGGGGTGTAGAGATGGCATACACCAAGGGGTATCTCAAAAAACCAGGGGTTCCAGAGAAGAGCACCCGGCCCACCGAGCGCCCGCCCACCCCCGAGCAGTACGCGCAACAGCAAGCGGCTGCAGCGGCTGCAGCACAGCAAGCCGAACTTGATCGCATGGCGAGGGAGCGTCAAGCCATTGCTGCTCAGCAGCAGGCGCAGATGGTTGCTTATCAGCAGCAGTTGCTTTCACAGCAAAACACACAAGCAGCACAAGCCCAGCAGCTTCAGGCTCAGCAAGCGCAACGTCTCGGTGAGATTGCTGCGCGTGGCATGGCCGTAGCTCAATCGCTCAAGATCCTCGCCATTCCCGGCAGTCAACAGGGGCCAACAGCGTCAATGTCGCAGCAGCGGAGAAGGACGACCGGCGCCAGAACGGCAGCGGCGTCCCTGCGCATTGGCGCCATGGGCAGTGGCACTGGCGCCGGTGCCAACTTCTCGGTGTAAGACATGGAACTTGCTGAACACTGCTACCGCCGGCTGGAGTCCGACCGAGATCACTACCTCGACCGGGCTCGTGTTGCTGCTCGCCTCACCATTCCGTACCTGATCCCGGAAACCAGCGAGCCGACAGCGGAAAACCGTCAGTCCTATGCCGTCCCCTGGAATGGCATCGGCGCTCGCGGGGTGCTCAACCTGGCCAGCCGGATGCTGCTTGCGCTGCTGCCGCCGACGCAGCAGTTCTTCCGCTTCTCCCTGGATGAAGGGGAGCTGGCCAAGCAAGGGGTAGAGCCTCAGCAGAAATCACAAGTCGAAGAAGCGCTTAGCAAAATCGAGCGGTTGGTGCTGCGGGAGATCGAGGCCAGCAATGACCGCGTGGTCTTCCACGAGGCGCTGCTGCATCTGATCGTCTCCGGCAATGCCCTGCTGTACGTCTCCCCGGAAGGGCTCAGGGTTTATCACCTGAACCGTTATGTCTGCTCGCGTGACCCCATGGGCAACCCCCTGGAGGTGGTGACCTGCGAGCAGTTGGCGCTGTATCAGCTGCCGAAGAACGTCCAGGAGATGTGCTACGAGGAAGACGACGAGCTCAAGGGCATTCTCGATCGCAATGACATAACGACCAAGGGCAAAGAGAAGACCGTTAAGCTCTACACCTACATCTACTGGGAAGGGAAGCACGTCTACTGGCACCAGGAGATCAACGGCAAGGTCATCCCTGGCACTGAAGGCAAGGCACCCAAAGAAGTCAGCCCCTGGTTGCCGTTGCGCATGACGCGCATTGCCGGCGCCAACTACGGCGTTGGCTACGTCGAATCCGCTGCCATCGCTGACCTACAGACCGTTGAGGCGTTGTGTCAGGCGATTGCAGAAGGCAGCTTGGCCAGTAGCAAGGTGCTGTTCCTGGTGAAGCCCAATGGCGTCACCAAAGCCGCTGACCTGGCCCGCGCTCCCAATGGCGCCTTCGTGACGGGTGATCCCAACGATGTGCTGGCGCTGCAGGTGCAGAAGTCAGCGGATCTGGGTGTTGCGATGCAGGGCAAGCAGCAGATCGAAGCACGCCTGGCGCAGGCCTTCATGCTGGCCGACATGCGTGATGCAGAGCGCGTCACTGCAGAAGAGGTCCGCCTTCAAGCGCTGCAGATCGAGAACTCCCTGGGCTCGATCTACTCAATCCTGACGACTGAGTTCCAGGTGCCGTATGTCGCTCGCAAGCTCGACATCCTGACCCGCGCCGGCAAGGTGCCAAAGATGGACAAGCAGCTGGTCAAGCCCGTGATGACGGTGGGCCTGGCAGCTGTAGGCCGCGGCAATGACCTCGAGCAGTTGGTGCGTTTTACCACCACCCTCGGTCAAACGATGGGCCCTGATGCCCTGGCTCAGTACGTCCGGCCGCCTGAGTTGATCAAGCGTCTGGCGTACAGCATGGGCATCGACATCCTCGGACTCGTCAAGTCAGAGGAAGAGCTCATGGCCGAGATGCAGCAACAGCAGCAGATGGCCATGGCTCAACAGGCCATGCAAGCCGGCATGGCTGACCCACAGAAGTTGGCCACTGCCGCGGCCACTGCACAAGACATGCAGATGGCCGCGCAACAACCACCCCTAGACCAACCCCAATGACCACGACCCCAGCCAACGTCGACATCGCCGCCCCTCAAATCACCACACCGGAAGGTTCGGTGGAGGGGATGGTGGCCCCTGGGCAGGAAAGCCTGCTCAAGGAGTTCATTCAGGAACAGCAAGCCGGACAGCCGCAGGAGCAGCAGTTGTTGGCAGGCAAGTTCAAAAGCGTCGAAGAACTGGAGTGTTCTTACCAGGAGCTGCAAAGAAAACTGGGCCAACCCGATCTCGCAGAGCCTGGCCCAGGAAGTGCTTCTCCCGACCAAGGGTATTCCCGGGAACAGGCGGCGCAAGTGTATGGCTCAGAAGCCGTAGAAAACTTAGAGGCGAGGGGGATCGACCTAGCTGAGGTGATGTTCAAGGCCGACAGCGGCGAGGACATCAGCAACCATTTCGACGATCTCGCGGAGGTGTTCCAGGTTCCCCGCCAGGTGGTGGAGAACTACGTGGGAAAGGCGCAGGCAGCTGGCACCCCGCAGCCAGCTATGTCAGACGCCGATGCTGCGCAGATCAAGGCAATGGTCGGAGGTGACCAGGGCTTTGCGGATCTCAGCGCCTGGGCTTCAGCCAACCTCGATGAAGGTGAACTGGCCAGCTACAACGCCGTCGTCGATAGCGGCAACAAGGCGGCGATCGAGTGGGCAATCAAGGCGATGGTGGCCCGGCGTTCGTCCCCTGATGCCGTGGTGGAGCCAAAGCTCTACGGGGGTGGGAATGCACCACGCCAAACCCGCTTTGAAAGCCAGCAGCAGGTCTTGGATGCCATGAACAAGACCAATGACCGCGGCCAACGCTTGTACGACGTTGACGAGGCTTACAGGAACAATGTGGCACAAATGATGGCAGCAAGCGACGTTTTTTAGTACGTTCATTCACAAGAGCAACCAAAACGGCGGGCCCTCCAAGGAGGACAACTCGTGGCAGTTGTTGGCAAGACGCTCTGAAACAACGTCCACCTACCAAATAGAGCAATGACTGCTCCAATTCTTTCGCGTCTTGGCCAGGTAAAAGGCACAGCCGCAACCTGGGGTGCCGGTGCTACTGGCCTTGATGCCGACCGCGCCCTGATGCTCAAGTTGGGCGCCGCTGAGGTGCTCGACTCCTTCCTGCGTACCACTGTTTTCAAAGGCAAAGTCCGTGAGCGGAACATCCGCGGCGGCAAGAGCGTTGCCTTTCCGATCACCGGCCGTCTGGCGGCTTCCTACCACCAGCCCGGCACCGCAATCACCGGCAATGGGAATAATCCCAGCGACCTGAATGAGCGCGTGATCTCTCTCGACGCCCTGATGATTGCCGACGTGGCGATCCTCGAGGTGGACGAGCTGATGTCCTACTTCGATGTCCGCCAGGTCTACACGACCGAGCTGGGCCGGGCCCTGGCCTACGAGTACGACAAGCGTGTTGCCCGCATGATCTTTGCGGCTGCAAGCAACACCACCCAGCCCCTGTCGAAGAGCATCAACGCTCACAAGACCGGCAACTCGCTGACCCTGGGCACCGACTACACCGGTTCTAGCGCTACCCGTCAGGCCAAGGGCGATGCCCTGGTGAACGCCATCTTTGATGCCCGCGTGGCATTCGAGCAGAAGGACGTGCCTGTTGATGGCATGTATGCAGTCTTCACTCCTGAGGATTACTTCCTGATCTCGCAGTCTTCCCGCGCGATTAATGCCGACTTCAACGGCGGCGGTGGCGGCAACGGCACCATTGCCACTGGTCAGACCCTGCGTGTGGCTGGCATCCCCGTGATGATGTCCAACCACGTCACCCAGGCTTCCTACAGCCTGGTGGCCGGCGATCACAACGCCGACTACGCCCAGGATCTGTCCAAGTGCAAAGGCCTGATCTTCAGCAAGGAAGCCGTTGGCGTCCTGACCCTGCTGAACCCTGCCCTACAGATGACCGGTCCTGAGTTTCGCGTTCAGTACCAGTCCGACCTGCTCGTGGCCCGCCAGGCCCTGGGCATGGGCGTTCTGCGCGCTGAGTCCGCCTGTAAGATCGTTATTCCCTGAGCGCAGGGGACGAATGTTCACCCGGGGGCTGGCTTTGCTGGCCCCTTTTTTTGTTGTCTTGCAGAATGAGCACTACAAGCCTGTAGTGGTCAAATGGGCGTAGCGAACCAAGCGGTCACGCCAGGCAGGACGACCCTCCTGGATGCGGTCAACGTCTTATTGGAGAACATCGGCGAGCAGCCGGTGAACACGCTGGAGAACCAGCACATCGTCGATGCACGAGTAGCCGAGCGCACCCTGCTGGAGTTTCACAAGGACGGTCAGGTCAAGGGCTGGAGCTGGAATACCGAGTTCGACTACGAGTTCACCAAGGACGCTGCAACCAACAAGATTCGAGTTCCCGAGAACGTGGTGCGGTTCTCGATGGACCCCTACGCCTACGCCGGTCGCTTTCAGCTGCGTGGTCAATACGTCTATGACCGCGAGAAGCGCACCTCTGTGCTCGGCAGTGACATCCCCCACCTGCACGCTGATGTGATCTGGCTGCTGCCATGGGATGAAGCCCCTGAGGCGTACAACCGCTGGACCACCATCCGTTCAGCACGGGTCTTCTCCAATCGGGTGCTGGGTTCAGATGCTCTGTACCGGTACACCGCACAAGACGAGCAGGACGCCAAGGCCACGCTTGAGCGGATGGAGCAGCAGGTCGAGCAGGCCAACATCCTCACGGGCGGCAGGAACTACTTCCCCTTCCCGACGTATGCACCGGCTAACGGTCTGGCCACACGTCGCATCAGTGCAGGACTGCGCCTCTGATGAGCCTGTACTCCTACGCGATTCCAAACCTTGCGCAGGGCATCAGCCAGCAGCCCGATGCGCAGCGCGATCCAAGCCAAGGCGAGATCCAGATCAATGGCATGTCTTCGATCCTCGAGGGCCTGCGCAAGCGCGACTGCACCCAGACCATCGCCTTGGTGTCGAACACCGACTTTGGCGATGCGTTCATCCACAGCATCCTGCGGGACAACGTGGAGGAGTACCTGGCGGTCATCACCAGCACCCAGGTCCGCGTTTATGACCTCAACGGCGCTGCGCAGACGGTCAATGCCCCTGGGGGTTACGGCTACCTGAGCTCGGTCACCGATGCCCGGGCGCAGATCCGTGCGGTGACCATTGCCGACTACACCTTCATCACCAACACCAATACGTCTCCTGCTATGCAGGGCGCGTTGGCGCCGGCTACGGCCAGGCCTTCCGCGCACGAGGCGTTGATTTGGGTGCGGGCGGCTAACTACGGCCAGACCTACACCGTCAATGTCAACGGCACCCAGGTGCAGGTGCAGACAGCTGTTGCGCCAGTCGTCACCAGCGGCACCACGGTCACCGAGAACCGGATCAACTCAGCTGAGATCGCCAGCCGCATCCGCGGCGGCCTGATTGGTGGTGCTGCCACAGCCCT